TTGCTCATCGTCTAACTCGAACTTTTCTGCTAGGTCCTCTTCTTCTGGGCTTCGCTCAAAATTCTCTGGAACATCTTCACGGTAGCTAGGGTCAGTAAACCAAGGGATAAAAACAGGAACGTAACCATTAGTACCGTTGACAGCACCACGCCACAAATCATAAAAAATACCGTTGACACCATTGGCTGTACTTTCAACAAAAATAGCTGTGCCTTTTGTATTAGGGACTGCTTGAGTGAGGCCATTCCAGTTATCCAGTGCTGTGCTTTTTTGCCAAAAGGCTAGCTCACTTGCGTGTACATGGCTAAGGGTCTCCCCCCTTCCAATGCTTTCACCACCCGCTGTTGCAACCACAAAAGATGAGTCTAGGACATCAAAAGTAATCTCTCTTCTTGACGAGTACTTTGTGTGTGGCTTTAGTATGTCAGGACAATGCTCATGGAACCTCTTTGTCATATCAAAGAGTGCCCTGGTTGAATCGGCATGGTGTGTGATTACCATTGCTTTACAGGCTGGCCTTTGACTAACTGAAAAATAAAGGTAGCCACCAGTGTAAGTGCTGAGGCCTTGCTGACGTGCTTTAAGAATAATTACTCGAACTTTACCTTCGGCAGCCATTTGTTTTTCAACGGCTTCATCCAGGATAGTTTGTGCGGGGTTAAGCTTTAGTGGGGTTATTTTGCCTTCTTTGGTTCTTATCTTTAAGGCTGATTTGGAGTAATAACTAAATTCGTTAAGTAGCCTGGTCCGTACTTTCTTTAGCTTCTTGTCCATCGGTGCTCTCTTCTTCGTCATTCAAAAGTGACGCCAGGAAATCTTCTGCTCTACTAATAGACACATCCGATTTAGTCGCTGGTTTGCTTTTAGTAAAATCCAAAACGAGTCTGGCAGCCGCTAGACGCTCTCGGCTTTGCCCATCGATGCGCATGACTTCAACTGCAGTCTTTAGTGCTTCTTTTTGATACTCGTCTTCAATGTTGTACTTTTCGCTCATAATAATGACTACCTTTTCTGCGTCTTTTTTAGCCTGGTCACGTACTGGCTTTATCGTATCAGCGGTATGGCCATCAGGAACACCAACAGGTCTACCTGGGTTCTTTCTCTTCTTGTTGGACCACTCTTTTCTTAATGCCCTGCCCTCTGGCGTAGACATCAAGTTGCTGAAGTAATGGTTTTTACCCGCTCGCGACATGTTTGGGTTTTTTGGCTTTGGGGGTGATTTTTTTCGCTGGACTCTTTTCTTGGGGCTTTGGTCGGTCACTTTTAATCTCCTTCTGTATAACCTCTTCACAAATTAAACGCATGCCTTTGAGGGTGCTGCAAAAGATATCTAGAGGTAAATTATTTATTAACTCTTTGAAAAAAGTTTGCTTCTGCTGCTCACTGAGGATTTTTGATGACTTAATAAACTCCACCTGGCGAATAGTCTCCACCAGGTCTTCTGCTCTCACTTTCATTGGAAGTTCCTTAGGCTGTTAGTACTGCTGGGGGTGGTGTCAGTACACCCTGGGGCTGCTCTTCTTCTTCACCGCTTGTTAAGGCTTTGCCAAAACCAGCCATGAGTAAGGCAATAACAGCGACCATAGGGTTACTGTGCATTTCAATAGGCATTGAACTTTTGTTAAAGATATTACGCATGAACTTAAACGTCTCTGGCATCATTTTTTTCATGCCTTTAGGGTCTAACAAATAGAAATGCAAAGGGTCGACGCCAAACTCTGCAGTCTCTTTTGTGTATGTAACAAATTGATTGAAACCCTTATTAGTGATTTCTTGTACATACTCTTGAGACCGCATTTGTTCAATTTCTGCCTCTCTAGAGGCTATTTCTAGTGCGCTTGCTGTATCAGGTAAAGGCTTAAAACTACCTTCTACTGACTGTCTTTGATACTGGTCGAAATTAGGTCTTATTGGCATTGTGCCCAGTTCAGGTTTATCTGCTATACCAATTAAAGTACCGTCCTGTAACGAATCAATTTCAGCCACAATCTTTTGCGCTACCTCACGCGAGGGGACGTCATCAAACTTACGTTTTACAAACATACCTGGAGTCGCAGTAGCTAACTCAATGACATTATTCAGACGTGCCCTAAATGACCCTTCGCGCATTACGTCTGAAGACCCATCTGATTTAGGATGCGCATTTCTTACATAGTCGCTGCTTTCACGGATGCGGGACAGGGTAAGACCTTCAAGAGCATGAGATACTTCATGCGCTAAAGTTGTCATGAAATCGAGATTGCCTAACACATAAGGACTACGCAGCTTTATTTCACCTGCAGTCCCTCCAAGCATTGACTGAAATTGCCCTTTAGTTCCAAAACTGCCCATTTTGTCACCTGTGACAACAGCAACAGACACATCCAGCATGTCTGCTAGCTGCACCAGGTCGTCGTAGGTAGATATACCGTTTTCAAAAGGACTGCCTGCTTTGCCGATAATAAACTTTTGTAGCTTCTTGGCAGGCTCAAGTTTGTCTTTGATTTGCGCGGGAGTGGGCTGTCGAAAGGTTTCCGCTACAGCTGCCTGCAAGACACCTTTCGAGGGGTCAATTGATGGGTTTACTTGCTCTTCTTGGGCTTGGGGCTGTCCGGTGACATTGGCGTCACGTTGTCCAGCATCCCCTTGAAGAATGCTTTTTGAGCTGCTAGCTCTTTTGCCGAAACTTTTGATTTGTTCGTCGAGCTTTTCACGGTTGACGCCTTCTGCTTCATACCAGGGGTATCCTTGTTTGTAGTCGCTGACTTTAAACCCTTTAGGGACTACGCCAGCTTTTGCTTTCTGTATTTCTTTTTGAAATATAGGCCATGAGTCTAAACTAAATATATAGGGTTCTCCACTACTGTCAGCATAGCTTATGTAGGGGTTGCCTTCTGTATCTCTAGCGTATATAGCACCATAGCTGTATCTGTGCATGCGTCCTTCTGGAGCACCCAGGTCAGCATAAGCATTTAGAGTATCGCCAGTGACACTTTCGTCATACACACCTTCCATAGTCGGGTGGGCTACTACCTGGCCAGAATCTCTAACCCAGCTTTCCCAGTGATAGCGTCCAACAGATGCATCTTGAGGACGGCCAAGCTTTTCGTATAGCGCATCAATCCGAGTTAGCAGTCCTTTTTCTAAAGCTTCATAACGTGCCAACCCTTGCGGTCCTGAAAATAAATCTGCAACGTCATCGTAGATTAATTTGCCATACTTTGATGCGTCCCACATACTGTTAATCTGTATGCGGTCAAGCACAACGACATCTGTACGTCCCATCATCAAAAGCATGAAAGACAAAACTTTATTAGCTATCCCTACACCACCAGCAAGACCATAAAAAGCCCTGCGTATTTGTGCAGAAGAAACGTCAGGGTCTGAAATCATGTCGTGAAGATGTTCGAGACCTGAGCGGCCATCAGGTTGTTTAACTGACATTTTCTTTAGGAAAGTATCACCAAAAGAATTTAAATTGCTTGTACCAGGTTTACCAAATGAACCTTTAGGTATAACAGATGCAACCCACTTTTTGTATTCTTTGACATCGGCATCGGTAAACGGGCGTTCAACAGCTCGCGCTATGAAATCGCTCATCTTGCCGTCCATTACAGCATCGACAAAACCTGCTTCTTGATTTACAGCAGACAGCATTCTAGACATGATTCCCCAGGCCATAAGTTTGCCTGTCGTATCTACGGTTGCTGTGCCATCCGCATAAATCTGCTTCATGCCCTCTACAACTTCAAAACCACGTTGAGCTGCGCTAAGTTGGTCCCCGCTTAGCTGTCCGTGTCTAGCGGCCCACTTGTCGACATCATTAATTAAGTCAATGAGGCCAGTAGGCGCTGCAGGTGTTTCATTGTCACCCATTAAGTCGCGCTCAAAAGCTAGCCACGCATCTGGGGTACTCAGAGCATCATCGTGACGGTCACTGAGTTCCTGCATAGCCTGGTTAACTACAGGGTAGTTTTTGACATTAAGAGTCTTAACAAAAGCTGATTTACCTCTTACTGGGCCTTCAGTATCGACTGTGTAAATTCTGTCAATACCGTGCTTTTTGCCGTCCCTAGTGGGTAGCTGCAGCACTGGCTCCTTGCTTTCTTTAATAGGGTCAGCGTCATCACGCGCTGCGTCTCTCTGAGCTTTTGCTGCCTGCTGCTGCTGCACACGCTCGACATAGGGCATTAGATACTGTTGTACTTGCTCTGGTGTTGCGCCTTTCTCAACAGCCCTTTCGACAATAGATGACACCATGTCGACAGGGTTAGCACCTAGGTCTCTTTTTAATTCTCCTAGGGCATTATGTATAACTGCCTTAGCCAGGGGTTCAACACTTGTGTCTGCATTAAGAGCATCAACTAGCTGGGTGTTAAAGTTTATGTTGTCCTGGACACCACGTTCATAGTTAATTTCTGCTTGTGTCTTCCGTGCCTGGGCTGCCTGAGCAGGACCTACGCCCTGCAGCTGTGCTTCGCGCTGTCTCCAGAAATCAGCATCGGGGTTAATCATACGCTTGAGTTCAGCAATGATTTCTTTGAGACCAGTAACCGACTCAACATTACTCTGGGCGCTTGCAATTAATTCACTTGCAGACTGGCGTATAAAGCTGTCTGGGTGATTCTCTGCAAGTATCTCTGCCATCTTAATAATTTCACTGGCATTTGTGTCCAGCACTAGCTCGGCAGTGCCTAAAGGTGAATTGCCTGATACGGGGTAACCCTCAGAAGCCTGCCTGGCGCGAGTAGCTGCGATGGCCTCTTCCTGCGCTTGCTGTCTTGCTTCTTCGGCTTCGAGTTCAGCCAAGTTTTGCATGCGCAAGCTTTCTTCAGTTGGCTCGGGTATACCTTGGCGACCTTGGTTCTGTCGGACATAACGGTCAACTACTGAGCGACGACCTGTCACTCTGTCTATCATGCGTCCAGCTTTTTGTGCTGCAATTTGAGCTGCTAGAGATGCACCACCGGAACCTATAGCTGCACTACCCGACACAATAGGTCGTAAAATACGTTCAGTTGCTGCAGCGCCTTTGTCATAACCGACTGTTGAACCCCAGGGAGAAAACTGGTCCGTGATTTTAGACACGCCACCCTGGTAGCCACCGTTGTGAACGGCTGTGAGTTGGTTAAGCTGCCTTAAAATAGAAAGTGCCTGGCGTCCTTCGTAGGTATCGCCTGCCAACCTTTCGATGGCATCCATTTCCTGCTTGCCTACAGTGTTTTTGGTTTTGTTGCGGCCTTCGCGGTATCCAGCTTCAGCTAATATTTTGTCGGCAACTTCTTGCAGGTTATCTTTATCAGTAACTTTGACACGCGACTTCATATCTGCAAAGAGACGCTTTAGTTCTTCTGTGTACTGTACGTGCGCCAAGTCAACTGTAGCCCTTGCACCACCGTCTGCCATCTTATCAATGTCCTGGAGGTCCCAACTATTTGCATCTGCAATTTCTGCTAGGCGCTGTGCAAACGAGGCCGCTGCATCCAGGTCTTCTGGACTACTGTCTTTTACTGTAGGCACTAAATTACGTGCAGCAGACAGAGAACCCATGCCAGCTTGTGCGGTAGCAGAAGTAGTGCCACCAAGCACTGCGCTTTCTAGGGCTCTGTCGCCTAGTTCTTCTGCTGTGTACTGGCCACCTTTTGCAGCCGCTGCTGCGACAGACAGTCCTTCCTGGGCAGTTTCCGTGGCTGCCTCTATGCCTGTCCTTTTTGCGAACTCTTTGGCAGCGTTACCGAAACCTTTTTTGCTAAGTTCTCCAGTAATTTCATCAGCAGTCATTCGTGCCAGGCGGTCTTTTGGTATGACCTTGCCTGCACCAAACTTATCTAGGAAACCTATAATGGTGCCTACGCCTACAGCCACTTTCTCATCATAGCTGCCTGTTTTTTCTTCTTGCTCAAAGGCAGCTTCGCCTGCACCCATCAGGACACTACCGGCTGTGGTAGCACCTCCGATAACAGCCGCTAATGGCATCGATACGGGCGCTGTTAGAGCCGCAAGGCCTGCTCCCGCTAAAGCAGCACCACCCGATGCTGCGTTTTCTGCTGTCTTTTCAGCCGCCCATCCTAACGCTGACCCCAAACCACCTTGGTTGTAGGTTTCACGTAGACTTTGGGTGTATTGTGGCTGGTAGCCACCCTGCGCTATGTCCTGTTCTTGCTGCTGAACTACTTGAGAGCCATAGTCCGAAATACCTTTAGAATTAAAAACACGTCCAGCTGCTTCGATGCCCTTACCAACTAGTTTTTGTCCCTGGTCAACTGAGTAATCAAGAGCACTGTCTTTTGGTGCAGTTCTATTTGCAAAAGGGTCGGGTAGAGGAGACTGGTATTGTCCTGGAGCTGCCTGGAGCTGCGCACTGCTCTGCGTAGATTGCTGCTGTTTCAAAAGCTGGCCTAAACGCTTAGCTGCTGCATAATCTTTTGCGTTGTGCGCGTTAATGATGGCTCTTTGAAGCTGGTCAGACATAAAGATAATTCCTGATTTTAAGACGTATACTTATTTACCAAGGCTTGGTCGGAAGGACTTAGAGTTGTAGTCGCTGGAGCACTAGAGGTTGCTGCAGTAGACATAGGAGAACTGACTACAATGCCATTTTCTAGGTTGTATCTAACGGTCGCTACAGCATCGCGCTTCTCTTTTATCCAAGCTTTCCAAATAGCCTCATCAGCCAGCATGCTAGGCATAGGCTTAGCAAAAATTGCCATCTCTTTGTCTGATATTGCACCCTTCGTTTGCGCAATGTTTATCAATATTTGGTCAACTTTCATCTGCTCCATTTGAAGTCGGGTGTAAGCTTTTGGGTCGCCCGTAAGAGTTTCCATCCAGGCATCCCATGTTCCATCTTTAGGCCCAGTCAGGTCGTCACCGTAGCCCTCAATATCGGCATACAGTTGGTCCATCCTGGCAATCTGCGAATCATAGCCAGACAGCAACTGTGTCATTTCCTGCTGTGCTTCTCTTGCGTCAGCTCCGTACTTCATTTGGGCTTCCTGGAACGCTGCAAGACCCGCTCTATCTTCGCCTGCAATCACACCGTATTCTTGGCCCATAGCAGCCATAGCTGCATTACCACCTAGGTGCGAGCTGCCCTGCATTGCTGCGCCCATGCGTATCAACTTTTCATGAAGAGGTATTTTTTGATAACCATGACCAGGGTTCATACGGCCAGTAGTGGTCTGCGACCTGCGGTCACCTGTCACTTGCTCTTCCTGCTGGTCAATGATTTCTTCCTGGGCAGGTGTTAACACTGGTGTGTTGGCATCTGCTTCGGCTTCCTCAAGAATCGCCTGTTCACTGGCAAATGGCTGTGTGACATTCTGGCTGCCAATACTAAGGACAGGATTTTGCTGCATCACGTAGTTAGGCTGACCATCGGCAGACAATGCAGGACGCTGAGATATACCCGCTGATGCATCCATAGCCGCTCTTGTAAGTGGGCCGCCTGTGCCTAAAGAGGGAACATCGGCAGCAGTGCGTTGCGCTGGCGCTACATAAGTTGACGCTGGGTTAATACTATCCGGAGTCCACCCACCAAGGATTCCATTGGTAGGACGCTTAGAAAGATTAGCCTGTCGAACTTCGTCAATTTTTTGCTGTGCTAACACTGGGTCTGGAGGCAGATGTGCAGTCTGCCGTTGTTTCTGCTGCCTCAAATACTCTTCTGAGCCATAGGGTGCATCGGTGTAGCTCGGGAATTGGTAACCGTATTGGTAAGCCATCTATATAACCTCTAAAGCTCTTTGTAGTCTTTGTATAATTGCTTGCCCATACCAGCGCCCTGCATCATCCCACCCATTGTTGCTGCTGATGGACTGTGCATATTTGGCGTGGCGGCCTGGCTGTTGTACACGGCTCGATTAAGAATGCCGTTCTGGTACTTCATTTGGTTGTCTAAAGCAAAATCACGGTTTCTCTCAAAACGATTACGCTCATCATTCATGCGGTCCTGCTCAAACCCTTGTAAGTTTCCTCCAGCAGTGTTCATGAAGCTGCCCATAGTCCCCATTGCGTTAATACCCTGGCGATAAGAATCTTGTAGACCCTGGTTAGCGCCCATAGCATTCTTAAACTGCTGGTTTCGCTGGTCGGCAAAACGATTAGCTAGCCCGTCTTCAATGTTAGCTGTCATGTCAGCTCGACGGTCATCGTAAGCACGGTTAGCAACAGCCTCAGCAACACCTGCTCTGCTTGAGTTCATGTTGCCGCCTGCTGAGGCATTCATATTGATGCCTGTAAGAGTATTTTCTTGGAGGTTTCGCAGGTCATCGCGCATGGCAGAGTCAACCAGGGGCTGGCTGTTGGCTCTAGCGTAGTCATAGCCATCAGATATGTTGTCTCGCTGTGCCTGCTGAAATAAATCAGCATAGTTAGACGCAAAGTTCTGGCCTTGCTGCGCAACACCAAAGGCACCTGCGGCACCTGCAGCGCCCATGTTGCCCAGGTAGTTGTTGCCCATCATCTGGTACTGGTTAGGACCTGCATAGGTATCGCCCATGTAGGCCCCAGCATTCTGAACGTCTTGCAGATACCTGCCTGCGTTATCGTAAGAATCCTTAATGTAAGGCTGCGAAAAGTTATAGCCAGCCATTGCATTTTTATTAGCTTCGGCCTGGGCCCGTCTTGATGCTTTAGCCGATTTGTTGGCCATGACACCGCCTGCTACTGAGCCTATTACTGATGCTGCTGCGCCCATGTTAATTAACCTCTTTTATATAAATATCTCTCTGCTTCCCGTCAGTGCAGAGGTTGCTTTGTAGGTATTTAAAACCTAACTTGGTGATGAATTTTTGGTGCTTTTTGTCGTCTATTTCGTGGACCGCATATAGCGCGGTTTCACGGATAGCCATGAGTAGCTTTAAAGCCACAATAAGTTCGTTTCGGACTGACTTGTTGTATCGACGTACATCGCAATGAATCCAGGTATGCCCATCGTGAAGCTCATAGAAAACATCAAAGTCTGCCGTCTGCACAACAGGTACTTTCATTGTGACTCCGAAAATGGGGGTGTAGGCCAGACAATGTCGTCGGGTGATGTAATGTCAGGGTTGTTCTGAGGTAGGTCACGTAAGGCTTGCCTATACGCTGCCCATTCTGCCTTTTTCTTGTCGGTTAATGGGCTGTCTGCAAACTGAGTCCAATCTGATTGCACAAGCTTTATATTGCGCTGGTCTACAAAGCTAAGACCACTAAAAATTTCTGGCTGTTTTTTTGGTTCTGGAATTTCTACATCTACCAGTGTGCCGTTGACTATTTTTTTGTTTACAGGGTTCTGTTCTGTTTCAATAGCTTTTAAGCCGTCAGACAAATAATTTTCTATTTCTCCGTCTAAACATTTTACTTGCCTGACAACTAGCCCTTCTGAGTCGTAAAGTGCATAGGTTTTCATCGTTTCACCTCGACACACTCCATTATTGCACCAGCTGGTATTTGCCATTTAGGGTTAGACCGTGAGTCAGATGCCACATATTTGCATTCAATCGTATATGTTCTCGATGAGACTGTGGTATTTGTGTCTAAATAAATTGGCGTTACACTACCAAATGCCAACCCTTTAAACTGACTAACAAAATACCCACCCCCAATAGACGAGGCAAATTCAAAATATTCACCGACTTGAAATTCGCTTAAAGTTGTAGAACCTCTTCTGACTCTTACATACAGCTTGCCCTTATAAGTAGTCCCGCTAAATTCAGCAGAATACGACAAATAACTTTTAACACTAATGGGCTGAGCCACACCGCCAACAGATGCTGGCGTAAACGATATACTACCAACGGTAGTCCAGACATTATCATTCAATGTTGTAGCAGCTGTCGTTGCTGTTGTCCTTATAGCATTTACAGCTTGATTCGCAATCTTATCAGTGGCGACAGCTAGACTACCAATCTTGCCGCCAGTTACTTGAAGATTACCTATCTTTGCACTAGTAACCGCCAAGTCATCAATAACAGCACTACCGACTTTGACGTTCTGCATGGTGACCTGGTTACCAGAGATACCAAAGACTTGAGTACCCGATTGTCCAGAGGATGCCGATGGGTTAACAACCTTAAATTCATCAGCAAGAATCTTGAAGGAACCAGTGGTGCCATCGTTGTTCTGCTGGAATCCAGTGATGTATCCGTTGACGTTGAGCTTTACACCGTACTTGGCTTCAAGACTTGTGATGTCTGACCCCAGGGCTGTATCGGCTGATGCCCTAGTTGATGCCTCGGTGGTAACACTTGCAGACACGCCATTAACTGTTGAGGTAAGACTGGTGATGTCTGATGCAAGCGCAGTGTCAGCGTTTGCTCTTGTAGTTTGTTCACTGGTGATTGCAGAAGTATTGCTTCCTACGGTTGCAGTAAGTGATGTTATGTCAGACGCTAGAGCAGAGTCAGCGTTGGCTCTTGTAGTTTGCTCGGTGGTAATGTCAGCAGTGTTTGTAGCGACTGTGGCAGTAAGGCTAGTAACGCTGGTCTTTACCACTTCATTTTCAGTGACAGTGACATCGACGGCTTGCTTGTGAGTTTCTAAAGTGTTCTCTAGTCGCTGGAATTCATCGACAATAAAATGCTTTATGCCTTCGTTATCGGTGTCTAAGGCAGGAAAAGGTTTACGCTTGTAACCTCGCATGGGTAGCAGTGCCATAAGGATACTACCTCCTACCAGTTAACGTGAGTTCTATGTCGAATCCAATGAATGCAAAGTTTTTGTTGTCGGGCACAGTCATCTTATAAGACAGGTAGCGCCCTGCTGCCCTAGAGTCAATCTTATGGTCCGTAGAGGCATCAAAAGTAACCTGGTTCTCGTAGGTGGGGGCCGATGCCTGGAGGTCTGCTGCACCAAAACTAAAGTTAAATTGCTTGTTGCTACTAGCAGTCTCTACCTGGGGGTATATCTTATTGATTATCTTGTAGCGGGTGATTTCCGTTAGCTCATCTAGGTCAATACCAGACCTTTCCAGGTAGGGACCCTTGTTTGCTTGGGTATCTAGCGGGTAAGACAGCAGGCTGCCGGTGTCTGGCATATCGAGACCATACAGCTTGTGCGCGGTTATGCCATCGGTAGTGTTGCTTTCGCCTACAAATAGTGCGTGGGTATCAAACCCAGCTTCCTGGGAATAGTAGCTACCACCAAATTCATCGTAGGCCCCTGAAGCTGTTGCGTAGGTGGCTGTAGATTCTACTGAACCGTGGGTACCTGAGCTTATGTTAGGTAAATCTAAGAATGACCAGGTGTTGTTCTTGTAGTTGTAGACTGCGGCTCTATTGCAGCGGTCACCACTGGTGTACTCGGCCATATCGTCCCCCGATATATAGCAGAAGTAGACTTCTTCTAGGTCAGGGTTAGCCTGGACAAAACATCTATCAGTTTTAGCTGTGTTAAGACCAGTGAATATGTACTGCTTTACTCTTTCGTCAACGATAGATTGCTTAGTGTGGGTGTCATGCATATAGATGTCATTGTCACCAAAGACAAAGTGTTTACCTTCTACCTCTACTGCACAGTTCTGGTTGATGATACCGACATCACTAAATACTTTTCTAAAGTTAAAGATGAAGGTGCCACCAGTAAACTCCATGAGCCACACCTGGTCCCTTGAGTAGATAATAAAGTTAGTACCCAGGGCTGCACCATCAATGATTGGGGTCGTCATTTCGATGAGGTCATTGAACCCTGCAGACTTGGTGGTGTCAGTTGCATCCCAGCTGTCAGGCACTGAGTTGGCTAACGCTAAGTTACTCCACCGGACCCTGCTGCTGTAGCCTATCCCTGACTCTGAGGTGTTCAAGGCTATCAGGAAGTCACCATAGGCACGTAGAGACTCTGCTCTCCAGGTACTATCCCAGTTCGGTAGGTTAGCAAACTGGCTACCACCGTTCTGCATGTAGACTGGGACACGGTCACTGCGGTTAAGGTACGTCATGTCAGCCAGGGATGTTCCTGTGAACCTGGTGTCCGAGGATGACGTGGTAGATATGCTGCCCTGCCTGCTGACTACTGCTCCATTAAGGTGCTCACGTATCTGATAGGTAGGAGACACAAAGACTATAGATGAATAGCTGCTGCTGGTAGACGCAGGGATTGCGTAGGTGAATCTAGGTGTAATACCTAAGCTATCGTTTATTTTACGAAAGACAGGAGCCCTGCTTATTTTACCTTCGTCAAACCTTACGTTCTTTGCCCTGCTATAGGCATTAGGCTGGAGGCTGCTAGGGGAAACATCGGTAATGACACCTACATCGCCCACACCGCGCACTGGGAGCATCTGTGGCATACTTTTGTTCCTTATTGTTTACTTTGTTTCTTATTGTTTACAAATGATTAAGCTGTTCGCTTCCACATAGAAACAACCAGGTAGGGCTGAACGATAGTGTGGGCTTGGCCACCACCAGTTGAGCTGGTGTTAACTGTAGAGAAACTTGAGCTTCCATCTTCTGCCCCAGAAGAACCTGAGCCTCTGGTGTTTTCGATGGTCATACTGTGTGTATGCGCTGGCATTTCATCGACAGTCAATGTGTGGGTCTTAGAGCCACCAGTTTCTCCTAAGGCATCAAAGTCAGTGTCTGAGCTATCGATACCAACCAGGGTCTTACCAGAGCCTATGGCTACCCAGGTACCACCAAAGAGAGTCGAGGGGTTAGCTGCCAGTACACTGATGTACACGGAACCTACTGGGTAGGCATCAAGCAAGCTAATAGACGTAGCTGCTTCTTGGGCATTGATGAGACTACGGACTTCAGCCGCAGTGATACCAGAGGCTAACGCAGGGCTAGAGCCATCACTGGTAATCGCAGGGTCTGCTGCACCAATCAGGGTCTTTACCTCGGCACCTGTGATACCGGAGGCTAACGAGGGAGTAGAGCCATCACTGGTTATAGCAGACTTGGTGT